GGTTGATGATGAAGCAGATATATTAGATATATTAACTTCAGAAGGAATTACAAACAATGAAGATTTATTAAACTCAAAAGTTGTTATACGAAGAACTTTATTATCAAAAACATATACTGAGTCAGACTCTAACCCTACGGCTGCCCCTATAGAGTTTCCCTCCCAGACTTATATCATTGATAGGGTCTCTGCAGAAAATAATATCGTGGTTCAATTTGAGCTTGCAAGCCCATTGGATATAGAAGGAGTAATGCTCCCTAATAGAGCTGTAATCGGTAAGTACTGCCCTTGGAAATACCAAGGACACTTTCTACCTAATAGTGCAGGAGTCTCTTCTAGAGATGGGGGGTGTACTTGGGCTATAGATAGTAATGGAAGATTTTTTGATAAAGATGATAATATCATAACAAAAAATATTTCTTCTATTCCTACTTATAACGCGTCAACTACAAATAGTGCAAGAGCACTAGGATATAAAACAAAAACTACTACTAATGGCCATACCGAAATATGGGAAGCTATAAGAGCTGTACCTGCAGAATCCTCCAACGGACAGTATAATCCTAGAAACTCAAGGGCTTACTGGAAGCGTTTAGATGTTTGCGGAAAAACCTTAAACTCTTGTAAAATTCGTTTTCAAGGAAATAACAGCGATGATAGTTTAAACAGTGTATTTGTTTTGCCCTTTGGGGGATTCCCTGGAGCTAAGCAATTCAAATGATACACGATATAAAAAACCACTTTGACAACGAGTACCCTCGAGAAGGCTGTGGAATAATAGGAATTGTAAAAGGTAAAAAACAGTGGTTTCCTTGTGAAAATTTATCACAAACAGAAAATGATTTTATACTTTCTTCAAAAGATTGGTTTACTGTGAAGAAAAAAGCAGATATTTTAGCTATAGTTCACAATCACTTAGATAATGACAACAGTCCTAGTGAAAATGACATAAATTACTGCAATACTCTAGGAATACCTTACTATATTTTTAGTTATCCAGACATGGAGTTGAATATAGTGGAGCCCAAGCAGAACTTTAACCCCCTTGTTGGAAGAGACTATAAGTTTGGAGTTCAAGACTGTTTCGAAGCAATGAGGGACTGGTTGTTAAAGGAAGGAATAGCTATTCCACAAAGGGCAGCATTTGAAGATGATTGGTGGTTAAAAGGCTTAGATTACTTTACAGAAGAAGTAGTAAAAGAGTGGGGCTTTACAAAAGTAGCTTCCCCTCAGAGAAATGATTTATTAGTTTTTGCAGTAGAAAGCTCTGTGGGAAATCACTGCGGGGTTTATTTACAAAATGACGTATTTTTTCATCATGCAGAAAATAGGCTCTCTTGTAGAGAATCATTATACCCTTTTTGGGCGAAGCATATTATAGGAATATACCGGCATGGAACGTAAAATTTATTTAGAAGGAGAATTAGGTGCTAAGTTTGGAAAAGAGTTTACAATGACAGTAGCTTCTTTTTCTGAAGCGCTTCGATGCTTAGAATCTAATTTCTCTAATTTTAAACAATATCTAATTTCTTGTGAAAAGAATAATATAGGATTTGTATGTCAGGTTGCGGGGGATCCTTTAAAAAGCGAGGCAGAATTGCTTTTAGAGTATAAAGAAGGAGATATGGTTATTACTCCGCTTCCTATGGGGTCTAAAAGCGGGGGAGGAAAAATATTAGCAGCAATTGCAATTGCAGTAGCCGCAGTATATGTCCCCCAACTTATGACTTATACCGGTAAGGCTATAGGTGGATACGCTCCTCAGGTACAAGGTAGCTTGAGTGCAGCTTTATCTGGTGCTATGGGCGGGGGAACTCAAGTTGCCGCTCTTTCAGCAGTAGGATTAGCTACTAACCTAGCACTTACAGGTATTCAGCAAATAATGGCACCAGACCCAAGTGTGGATAATAATCAAGACGAAAGTTACTTGTTTCAAGGAACAGGACAAACTCTTATAGAGGGAGACCCAGTTCCTGTACTATACGGAAAACTAAGAGTTCCAGGACGCCCTATAAGTTTACAGGTGCGTAATGAAAAATTAAACTATATTGACTATGGAACCATATACGCGGATTCTACCGCAGATGCTACTAATCCTAGAATTGTTATTCCTCCAGGTGGAGGCGGCCCCCCTGCCGAGGAAACTGAAAACGAGCAGATGAATTAAAGGAAATTGATATGAGTAATGTAAGACCTACAGAGCCTAATACGACACAAGCCACAAATAATGGGGCTACGGCACAGAATGTAAATATAACTGACTTAATCTGCGAAGGCCCTATTAAAGGGCTGGTAGAGGGTGCAAGTAGTTTATACTTAGATGACGTATCGGCAGAAGATGGAAAATTTAGAGATTTTACTCCCCCTGTATCTTTTTTAAACGGAACTATAACATTTTCTGGGACTGCTGTTGGTACAATATCCTCAAATGTTGACATAAGCTCTTTAGAGTTTGATGAAAATAGCCCTAGAAGTATTAAACTACTTTATAAGAAAATGAAAGGGGTAACTGTAACGAGCGATGTTACAAATAGTCAGAATACCACACGAACTATAACATTCAGCGCCCCTTCTGGATTTTCTTTTGACAGTTCTTGGGAGAGCGGCTCTCAATTATCTGGAGTTGCGGAGGCTGCAGTAGCCGTATCCGCCCTCGAAGTCGCAGTTGAGAGTGGCGTATTTAGAGTTATAGACGCATCTACCGCTAATCTTATTACAAACGTTAGTAGTAAAGAATTTCCTACTTCAGAGTCGTATACTTTAAGGGCATACTATTATATACCTATAACGTCTGTAAACCTTTCTAACAATCAGGTCACTTTAGCAGCCGCTCCAGTTTCAGATGAGTATGAGTTTTCTATAGGTACACAGCTTCAAATTGATGACGACGGCTCATTGCCAGCTGCCTCTTCGAGTGTAGTTGGAAAAATTAATGGGCTTAATATTGACTTTCGTAGAGGAGATTTACAACAAGATGTAACTTCTTCTATTGGAGGAGTAGGCGGCTCTGTTGCGGTTGCGGGAAATACAAGTCTTGTAAATTTACCCGAATTAAAAATAATTAGCCAAGCAGTATCAACTTCAGAGGGAATAGGAATCTTTGATAAAGAAGGGTTGCCTAACAGTGATGGAAGCAAAACCTATCCTGGTAGTCCTGATTATTCTGTAATGGCTGATGGTGCTACTGTTTTGCCTAGTAGTTCTTTTGGGCTTGATACGGCAGTTAAAATTGCTGAGGCAGATGAGATTGGCTTTACTATTAAGTACCCCGCCCTTCAAGTAATTAACCTAGAAAAAGGTGACAAAGAAACAGCATACGCATTTTATGTAATGCAAATTCGTTTTCAACAAGACAATGCATATACGCCCTGGAAAGCCCTTTTTCCAGGCAGAGGAGACTACGTTAGGCATTTTGCAAATACTAACGCTCCTATATCCTTCGATCATTCCGTAAATCTTAATGGGTATAGAAATATTGTTGGGCCTTTTGATGATTTTCAAGTTCGTATATTAAGAGTTAGTCGTCATATAGGATTACCTGTTCGTCAAACAGGTACAAATGAAGATGACACAAACAAGAAAAAATGGCAACTTTCTGCGCAAGCTTCGATTGAGAGTTTACGTGCCGTAATTAAAGATAACTTTATATACCCGTACAGCTCTATTGCGTCCGTAAGTTTTTCTTCTAGACAATTTTCAGGTATTCCTAAAAGAAGTTATTTACTTCAAGGAAAGCTTGTAAAAATTCCAAATACCTATACTCCTCGTGAGTACTCTAACACAGGAATTGCAAAGTACGAGGGGTTTTGGGGTGGGAGTTTTCATGGTGCACCAGTTTATACAGACAACCCTGCCTGGGTATTTTATGATATTATAAGTAACAATAGATATGGTGCAGGTAAATGGATTACTGAAACCGATATTGATAAATTTGCACTTTATCGAATTGCTCGCTACTGTGATGAACTCGTGGATGATGGTAGTGAGTATGACTCTACAAAGCCCTTAAAAGTTGGTAATTTTTACAAAATTAAAACTGTAGGAAGTACAACATGGACTTCCCTAGGCTCTGCAAGTAACAACGTTGATACTATTTTTCAAGCTACAGGTACAACCATAGCAGGTACTGGAGTTGTATGTGGAGTTGAGCCTCGTTTTCGTGCTAATGTGTTTCTTACAAAAGCTACAGATGTTTATAAAGTATTAAAAGATTTTGCGACAATATTTCTAGGCATACTCTACTGGCAGGATAGTAAAATTACTGCGGTACAAGACGCCCCTCAAGATCCTGTTTATAATTTTACAAAAGGAAACGTTATAGACGGCACTTTTTCTTACGAGTCTTCAGGCTCTCGAACACGAACAAATCAAGTTGTAGTTACTTGGAATGACCCTACAGTTAATTATGAGCCTGTTCCTATTATTGTTGAAGACCGAGAAAGTATTCTGCGCACAGGCAGAATAATAAGTCAAACTGTTGTTGCTTTTGGATCTACTTCTGAGAGTCAAGCTATTCGTTATGGGCGGTGGAAGTTATGGACTGCTCAAAATCAAACAGAAATTGTATCGTTTAAAACATCCTTAGCGGCACATTACGTTAAGCCTGGAGATATTATTAATGTTCAGGATGCGGACAGGTTTGGGGTCGCTTATAGTGGTAGAGCAAGTTCTGCTACTTCTACTACTCTTACTTTTGATAGAAATGTACCATTTAATTCTGGCTCAACCTACAAATTAAGTACTCTTGTAACTGCTCCGGCAGCTTTAAATGCTTCTGATAAAAGCGTAACTATTAATTCAGTTACTTACGCAAAAGGTGAAAAAGTAGATCAGGGGTATGTATATAATGGTTCTTCTTACGCGTTAGTTAATTTAGACACAGAGGAAAGAGCTTCAAATGCATTTATTGATAGTTCAGGCTCCGAACTATTACCTACTATATGGAAACCTTATTCTTATGTAGAGTCTCATGATATTACGAATCCAGGAAATACTGCAAATACTGTAACTCTTGCTAACTCTGCTACTTTTGATATTACTCCCTCTAAGCATAATATCTGGGCATTAAAAGAAACTTCGGGGGGTTTGAATGTTTCTGGCTCCGAAAAGATGTATAAAATATTAAGCATTGGAGAAGAAGAGCCTAATATTTTTACAATATCCGCAGTGGAATACTATAATGAAAAATTTACAGCAATCGAAGAAGGTTACTCCCTAGGAACTATCCCTAATTCGATTTACGTGCAAAACGAACCTGCTGTATTATCTCGTCCTATAAATCCTAGAGTAATTCTTGCAACTGACGCAGGAAATCCTGGAGAAGAACTAATACTTCAATGGGACGAGCCTGATGTAGACTCAATTGTACAATATGAAGTATTGCATAACATACCAGAGCTAGAAAACCCTATACGAACAAATAATACTCAAGTACCTTTTAACAATGTTCCTAATGGTAGTGTAACGTTTAAGATACGTGGAGTTTCTCGTCAAGGCAACCTTTCCTCCTATACTGCTATTGAGTATGGAGTTTATGATCCTTATGGTGAAAATGTTCCTCGCATGGCAGGAGGAATACCTAAAGGTGCTATTTCTACTGCTCAAGGAAAAATAAATGTAAGTAATCAATTCCAGTTTCAAGCAACAAATACCAGCGTAGCTTCTATAGCAAACCCTTTTATCACATATACTATTACGGGTGCTAAAAACATAGCAAACATTTCTGCGGATGAAATTTATTATCTTTATTTAGATGTGGCTACTCCCTCTTTAAAACTATTAGAGTACAATTCAACTGCCCTTTCTGACCTACAATTCTATAGAGATGTGGGCACAGGCAATGCCTCTATTACAACAGCATGGACTTCAATTGGTACTATATCTGTTTCAGCAAACTCAAACGAAGTTACAGGAAGCGGGTTTAATACAAATGTAAAAATAAGAGACGTTCTTAACTTAGAGAACTCTACAAGTCCTTCTGGAGGCGATGGTGCAACTGTAATTTCTATTATTTCAGATACTAAGTTGCTTATTGATCGTACCTTTGATATTGCAAAATCTAATATTACAGGGTATCGAGCCGCTTTTCGACCCGACTACGCAAATGATTGTATTTTTGCTGAAATCACAAAAACAGGTAGTACAATATCAACAAACAACTTTATTACTTTACGAAGCTCTTCGGATGATGCAGAAGGTACAACAGAAACTCTTGATGACGGTACAATAGCAGTAAAAGACGGCGGTATCAGCGTAGATAAAATTGCAGCAAACTCAATCACTGCTGATAAAATTCAAGCAAATACTATTAATGCGCGTGAAATTAATGCAGATGCAATTAATGCAAACCACATTGTTGCAGGAGAAATTACTGCAGAGGCAATCGCGGCAAGTGCTATTACAACAGACAAACTCGCAGCAAATTCAATCACAGCAGATAAAGTTACAGCAGCCTCTATTGTTTCCACACTTTTGACAGCAGCTTCTGTTACCGCTGATGATATTAGCACTACAAGTCTTTCTGCAATTACTGCAGATATTGGAGACATTACTGCAGGAACTTTGAAAGGCGGAAATATAATAGATGCAAACTCAGCCCCAGGAACAGGAGAAAGTGGAGCATTCTTAAATCTTACTGGCGGTAAGATGGTATTTGGTAACGCAAGTAAGTATGTATTATTTGATGGAACTAATCTTGAATTAAACGGTGTAGTTATTGATGCATCTTCCACAGTAAACGCTACTGCAACTCCTGAGCTTATTGTAAAAGAGGATGGCACTGCAGAAGTCACTGATGCTGCATCTTTAAACTTTACAAGCGGACTGAATGTTGCAGTTTCTGGAACAGAAGCTACTATTAGCTTAGATACCCCTACAGATAATAACTTTACAAATGCTCTTTTGTCTAAACTTAACGGTATTGAAAGCGGAGCTACCGGAGATCAAACAGCAGCAGAAATACGAGTTCTTGTAGGTGCTGCTACAGACTCAAACGTATTTACTGATACTCTTTTATCTAAGTTAAATGGTATTGCAAACAATGCAAACAACTACTCACTACCTACTGCATCTCCTACTGTTCTTGGGGGCATAAAAGTAGGTAATCGAGTAAGTATATTAAACGGTGTGCTTTCTGCAGATATTCAATCAGACAATAACTTTACCACGACTCTGAAAAATAAGCTAGATGGCATTGAAAGTGGCGCGACAGGAGATCAAACTGCGACAGAAATACGCTCTCTCGTAGAAAGTGCAACAGATTCAAATGTATTTACAGATGCAGATCATACAAAACTCAATAATATAGAAGCAGGAGCAACAGGAGACCAGACTGCTTCAGAGATTCGTGCACTTGTAGAAAGTGCGACAGACTCTAATGTATTTACAAATGCAGACCATAGTAAGCTTGAGGGAATAGAAAGCAATGCTACAGCCGACCAAACTGCAGCAGAAATACGCGCATTAGTAGAAAGCGCTTCTGACTCAAATGTATTTACAGATACAGACCACACTAAGTTAAATGGTATTGCTGCAGGCGCAAATGCCTATGTACTTCCAACAAATAATGTTACAAATGCTTCCGTAAGTGGTAGTGGTAGTACTCTTACTCTTAGTCGAGAAGGTGCAAGCAATGTAACATTTACTGATACAAATACTCAGTACAGTGCGGGCTCTGGGTTAGGACTATCGGGTACTACATTCAGTGTAGATGGTACCGTAGTTCGTACAACCGGTACACAGTCAATTGCGGGAAATAAAACTTTTACAGGTGATGTAACTTTTTCTGGCACTACTACATACATTAATACTACAACTTTGAATGTTGGCGATAATATTATTACTTTAAATGCTGACTTTACTGGAAGTAGTCCTACTGAAAGTGCAGGAATAGAAGTAGAGCGAGGAACTCAAGCAAACGCTTTGTTCCAATACAAAGAATCGGGAGTAGGAATAACAGGAGATCTTGCAGCAGGGTGGTCAGTAGGGACTTCTCGTATAGAAGCAACAGGGTTTTATGGTACTTTTTACGGAGATGCCTCTAATTTAAGTAATATAAATGCAGACTCTTTGTCTGGACTATCTACAGCAGATTTGGCAGAAGACCCAAGCGCAACAACTTCTTCGGGTACAATGTATTTTACAAATACTCGAGCAAGAGCAGCTTTGTCAGGAAGCACAGGAATTAGTTATAACTCTACTACCGGCGCAATAACAAACTCTGCTCCAGACCAAACCGTATCTCTTACAGGTAGTGGCGCTACTTCTATATCTGGCACTTACCCAAACTTTAATATTTCTTCTACAGATACAAACACTATTCCAAATAACGCAACAATTACTATTACTGCAGGAACAGATTTAAGTACTGGAGGAGCATTTACCACTGACCAAAGTTTTGCGGAAACAATTATAATTAATCATGCAAACATTGCGCGTACAAATAATACTTCTTCCGTATCTCCAGGGTATGGGGCAAGCTTTACTGCAATTGATAGTATTACAACAAATACTCGAGGACACGTTACTGCCGTAAATACAAAGACTGTAACTATTCCTGCTTCTGATAATACTGATACGAATACTGTTACACAAATTCGAGAAGACTCTGGTACATACCGTACAGGAAATATTACTCTTCAGTCCGGTTCAAATGTAACTATTTCTGAGCCATCTGCGGGTGTATTTAATTTTGCTGCTACAGATACAAATACCACAAACTTTAATATTCAAGCAAGTGGAGGAACTGCAGAAAATATTAGTGCAGGCGAAACCATAAACTTTACTGCAGGCGGGGCTACAAGTGTAAGTCGTAGTGGTAATACAATTACATTTACATCTACGGATACAAATACTGATACGAATAACTATGTATCTTCAGTGTCTTTTGCTACAAGTACTGGCGTTCTTACTTTAAATCGCGCAGGACTAGGAGCTCTTACTGTAGACTTGGATGGAAGATATTCAACTACAGATACGAACTATTTCTTAAACGGAATTAGCAAAAGCGGAAACACTCTGACATTTAGTGTCAGCGGAGCAACAAATCAAACTTATACGTTTGGTTCAAACGCATTTACAAGTACTACAATTCCTACAAACAATAACCAGCTTACTAACGGAGCGGGATATACTACTAATACTGGTACAGTAACAAGTGTGGCAGTAAGCGCGGGCACAGGATTAAGCGGCGGCGGAACTGTTACAACTTCAGGAACAATTTCATTAGCAGTTGACTTAAGTGAGCTTACTGATATGACTGCTGCTGTAGATACTTCAGTAGATGAATTAATTCTTTTAGACAACGGAGTAGAACGAAGAAAAAGATTTGCAGAAATCTTTGGAAGTAATGCTTATAACTCTACTACAATTCCTACAAACAATAGCCAGCTTACTAACGGAGCGGGCTACACCACAAATACGGGTACAGTAACTTCTGTATCAGGGGGCACGGGGTTATCTGGAACAGTAACTACTTCGGGGTCTCTCAACTTAACAAATACGGGAGTAGCTGCTGCAACTTACGGCAATAGTACAAATATTCCTCAAATAGCAGTAGATACACAAGGACGTATTACAAGTGCAAGCAATGTAGCAGTATCAATACCTTCTTCAGCAAATAACGCAACAATTACACTTACTGCCGGAAATGGTCTTACAGGTGGAGAAGCTTTTACTACTGATCAAAGTACAAATGAAACAATTACATTTAATGTTGGAGCAGGCGACGGTATTTCTGTGGCAGCAAATACAGTTGCAGTTGATTCAACAGTACTTCGAGCAGGTACCGGTACTCTAATAAATGATATTATTAATGCAAATGTAATTACTGCGGATATGATTCAAGCAAACTCAATTGTTGCTACAATTATTACTGCAGAAGAAATTACGGCTTCGCATATTGCTACAAATACTATAACAGCAAATGAAATTGCAGCAGGTGCAATTACAGCGTCTGAGCTACAAATCTCAAATAATAGCGGAGGAAGCGCAGGAATATTTATGGACTATAATAGTGGAAACTCAAGAATTGACATACGAGACTCCAGTGCATTACGAGTAAGAATTGGGTACCTTGGCACGTAATACCTTCAAAAAATAAATCTTGACATAATATGTCCTGTGGGCTATAATTCCACAATAGGAGAAAGAAATGGCAGCAGCAACTTATAATCTAGTTATTGACCAAGGGTCAGACTTTACTCTTGACTTAGTAGTAAAAGAATTGGGTTCGGTCAAGAATCTTACTGGCTATTCTGCTAGAGCACAGTTGCGCACTAAAAAAGATGCCTCGGGAGACGCGGCTGCTAGCTTTACTTGTACAATTATAGATGCTACTGCAGGAGCTCTTCGTATGGAGCTCCCTAATGCTACATCTACTGGAATTTCAGCGGGGCGTTACTATTACGACCTTGAAATTCATACTGTCTCTAATTCTGTTGTTAAACGTCTTATACAAGGAGAGGTTACACTCAACCAAGAAGTTACAAGATAATGTCTGTCGTACTTACTACAGTAGAAGTATCCGAGGATATAACACAAGTTTCGATAACAGAAACCGGAAAGGTTGAAGTTGAAATAAACGAAGATACAACTACTATAGAAATAAATAACCTTGCAATTCCAAGCACTACTTCGGACGCTTCCGGAGTTGCTTTTATACCCCACGGTACAGTAACAGCAACAAATCTGCAAGAAGCTGTAGAACAGCTAGCAGACCAAGACTTTCGAACAACCGAAACACCAACTGGCTCAAATATAGAAGAAGGAGACACTTGGTACGACATAGATGACAATCAACTAAAAGTATACCGCGAAACTAGCTCAGGTGTTTTTGAATGGGTACCTATAATGGTAGGTAATATTTCAGAGGACTCAGACACACTAGACGCAGGAGCCTTTTAAAGGCAAATCGGAGTTTTTAAATGGCTCAAACAATCAAAATCAAACGCAGTACAACCACTGCAGTCCCGTCCAGCCTTACCGCCGGTGAACTAGCGTATTCAGACAGTAGTGATAAGCTTTTTATTGGTGCTCCCGCAGATAATGCGGTTGTAGCAATTGGTGGTAAGGTTTATGTCGATATGCTCGATCACACGGCAGGTACTCTTACCGCCTCAAGTGCAATTGTAGTAGATGCGAACAGTAAGATTGACCAGTTACTTGTAGATAATATTACTATCGACGGTAATACTATTACCACCTCGAGCGGTAACTTACAACTTAATCCCACTGCAAGCTTAGATATTGATGCAGGTACTATTGATATAAGTACCCAGGCAACAGAATTTAAACTACTAGATAACTCTGCTACTGCCGGTACGTTTGCTACTGCTGACCATACCTATATTACTTTTGACACTACAAACTCAGCAGAACTTATTAAAATTGGTCGTCAACTAGAAATAAACTCAGAATATACGCTTCCTATGTCTGACGGTACAATTGGTCAGGCACTTGTTACAGATGGTTCTGGTACTGTTACTTTCACTGATGTTGCGGCAACTCTTACTGTAGATAGTGACTCTGCTACTGCTGATGTTGAACTTCTTACTGATGACTTACGAATTATTGGAGGCGAAGGCCTTAATACTGTAGTTGCTAAGTCTGGTACTGATGTTACTCTTACAATTTCTGGTGAAGACGCAACTGCCGCTGCCACTTCGGGCGCAGCAAACAAAGGTGTTGCAAGCTTTGACAGTGTAAACTTTGCGGTAACATCTGGATTTGTAGAATCAAAGCCAATTACTCTTACAGCAGACGATGCTAATACTCTTGACAAAGCAGCGGGCGAAGGGCTTACAGTCTCTGGTGGAGAAGGAATAGACACTACGATTACAAGTGGTGAGCTTAGAATTACGGGTGAATTAGCGAGTACCTCAAACAAAGGTATTGCAAGCTTTGATTCTACCGACTTTACTGTATCTTCTGGAGCAGTTAGTGCAAATGCAATCACACTTGGTAGTTCTAGCCTCAATCTTGGTGAAACTACTACTGATATTGCAGGGCTTACTTCCGTTGCAGTAGATAATCTTACACTTAATGGCAATGAGATTTCTTCGACAAATACTAATGGAACTATTTCTCTTAATCCAAACGGCTCTGGCGTAGTAAATGTAAATAACTCTCGTATTTCAAGTCTTTTAGATCCAACTCAAGCACAAGATGCTGCTACAAAAGCATACGTTGATGCTGTAAAACAAGCTCTCGATATTAAAGACTCAGTACGAGTTGCTACAACTGCTGCAATTACAATTGCTACTGCTCTTAATGTAGGCGACGCTATTGATGGCGTTACTCTTGCAGACGGCGACCGTGTACTTGTAAAGAATCAAACAGATGCGAGCCAAAATGGTATTTATCTCGCAGGATCTTCTCCCGTTCGTTCCGCAGATGCAAATGCTTCTGTAGATGTTACTTCAGGAATGTTCTGCTTTGTTGAAGAAGGTACTGTAAATGGCGACAATGGCTTTGTACTTACAACAAACGACCCAATCACTCTTGATACCACTGACCTTACGTTTACTCAGTTTAACGGTGCAGGTCAAATTATTGCTGGTGACGCTCTCAGCAAGTCAGGCAATACTCTCAATGTAAATGATGACAATATTACTCTTGAAGTTAATAATGACAATTTACGAATCAAAGGTATTACTACTACAGCCGTAGGTGACCTACTTATCGGTGCAGCTACAAATGGTGGCTACAGCCGACTTGTGAAGCCTTCAGGCAACGCAACTGCATCAGACTATATACTTAGCATGAATACTTCTGGAGTAGCTTCGTGGGCGAACACTCTGGACGGCGGCACATTCTAAAAAACCTTAACCTCTTGCGTATATACGCATAGTACTGGAGGAGCCACATGGCGCAAACGATTAAACTCAAGCGTTCTGGAACCCAGAACGCTGTCCCTAGCACGTCTCAACTCGCACTTGGCGAGGTAGCTCTTAACACTTATGATGGCAAAATGTACATCAAGAAAAGTGTGGGCGGTACAGAATCCATTGTAGAAATTGGAGGAGACGCAACTTCTAGTTCAGGACTTGATTTCACCGGAAACTTAAATCTGGCGGATAACGTGCGCATCGTAATTGGAGACGGAGATGATCTTCAAATTTATCATGATGGATCTAATAGCTATATTGTAGAAAATGGTACAGGAGACTTATTTTTAGGAGCAACTAATCTAAGACTAACTAATGGAAATGCTAGTTCCACATATTTGCAAGGTATAGATGGTGGTGCAGTTGATATTCGTTATAATAATTCTGTAAAACTAGCCACAACCTCCACAGGCATCGACGTTACTGGCACAGTGACTGTTGGTGACTCAAGTTCTAATGCTGACTTAATTCTTAGTGAAGGCTATACAAATACAGACGCAAGAATTAGAAACAGTAACGGCATTCTGGAAATAGACGCTGACTTGAACAACGAGTATGCCAATAGCTCAATGATTTTTGCTGTAGATGGTGTAGACAAGTTAAAGATAAACAACAACGGCGACATCAGCTTTTACGAGGACACGGGCACGACCGCGAAGTTCTTCTGGGATGCTTCTGCGGAGTCTTTGAGAGTTCCAATATCTTTATACGATAACTCTATAACCGCTTTTCCATCGCAAGGCTATGCGGCTGTTTATTCGACAGGGGCACTAGGTTCTGCACCCTTTAATGAAGCAGGTCATTTAGTATTACAGGCGCGGTCTTCTGGTGCATTGCGCGACATTCTTTTTGCAACTGGAAACGGCGCCACAGAACGCATGCGTATTAATTCAAGTGGTTACGTTGGTATCGGAACAACTAATCCAGCAGCTCAGCTTCATGTAAAATCGGCAGGAAATGGTGAAATAGAGGTAGAGCGCACAAGTGGTGCATTAATAAACTTACAAGCTCAATCCGCCGCTGGTTATATAGGCACTGATTCAAACCACTTATTTGGATTAAAAGCAAACGGTACCGTACGCTTAAAGATATCTACTGGCGGTGCGATTAGTTTCAACGACGCATTCACTTTCCCAACGGCAGACGGAAGTGCAAACCAAGTACTCAAAACCGACGGCTCAGGAAACGTAAGTTGGGCAACTGAAGCCGCGGTATCAGCGAATACTTCAATTTCTGACACAGACGGCGACACAAAGATTCAAGTTGAAGAAAGTGCTGATGAGGATAAGATAAGGTTTGATACTGCTGGCGTTCAGAGAATGGTTATTGATTCTAACGGTGTCGGCATAGGGGAGGAAAGCATTGATGCTAATCTGCATATTTCGGACACAAATCCAAATTTAAAATTCGAGATAACCGGGGCAGGCAAATGGACTATGGGAATGCCCGCAGGCCAAACGTATTTAGCATTTGATGAAGCAAATGATGCTCTTAACACACCTACAATGGTGATGACTAAAACTACGAAAAACGTAGGTATCGGAACAACGGCTCCAAGCCAAAAACTTCATGTCGTAGGAAAAGCTTTTGCAACGCAAGGTTTTACAACGGATGGGGCAGCAAAGTCTTATACTTGGAGGGCTATAGATAATTCTTCAAGTAGCGGAGTAAGATACGTAAAAATATGTAGAATTACAGCAGCGCAATCATCAAGATTGAGTATTGAGCTAAATGGAAGAAGCGAAGGTTATGGAAACGGTAGCCTTCCTGCACACGGTCGTCTAGTTGGTCAGTTGAATAATGATGATAACTACGACTTTACGTATTATGACTATAACACTGGATCTTCAGAGGTAGTTACTGAAATTGGTCAAGTTGATGTTGATACTGCAAGTACAGATATTTATGTAAAAATAAATGGTTTTGCGGAAATCGCTGCAGTAGGTGTAATTTCAGACGGAGATATTTATCCTACAACAGGAAATACAGGAGCTTCTCAAGGTGTAGCAAGTGCTCCTACAGGTTACACAGCGATTATCGCTCAGAAAATAATAATGGAAAATACTGCTGGTAATGTTGGTATTGGCACTACTTCTCCGTCACAAAAATTTACAGTAGAAAATAATAGTGGTATATTTAGAATAAACACATCTACAAGCACATACCCTAGAATTGAAGTTGGGTCTGCTAGTGGTACTACAGCCGCTATCATAAATAGAACAACGGCCACTCAGAACATTATATTTGGCGAAACTTCAGACACCGGTAATTACAGTTTTAGAGGTGGTAATGTTGGTATTGGCACTACTTCTCCAAATGTTAATTTAAACCTTAGAAGAGAAACGGACGGTAATATATTTGCAATCAATAGGGCTGCAAGTGCTACGCATGCTTTGTATATTGGAATATCAGGAAATGATACAAGTTTTTATGCCAACAATGGGATATACAAGTTAGGTATTAATAATCCATTGGGTACTGGAGGCGAAATACCCTTCATAACTATGTCTCCAACCAATAGATATACAACTTTTACTGCAGGCAACGTTGGTATCGGAACTAGTTCTCCAAGCCAAAAACTACAAGTAGCAGGCACAATCTTAGCAGATACAGCTCTTGCCGCTAGTACCGGTACGACTTCTGTAGGTATTGGAGCTGAGAGTAGTATAACCGACGCAAGTAGTGCATATAAAACCAAACTAATTACGGAAAGTAACAACGCTAAGCTTACTACTTATTCGTATAGTAGCTATCTTACTTTAAAAGCCGGTGTAGAAGCACCAAACTACGCAAATAATTGGTCAAAGATTGAGCTTCGAGACGGAGGCCCCGCTGCGGGTACTACTGCTCACCTGAAGTTTTATACTTCTGGTGATCAGCGTATGATTATCAACGACTCTGGCAACGTTGGTATCGGCACTGATTCTCCAATCGCTAAGCTTGATGTAAATGGAAGCCTTAATGTAAAAACAGGTTCTTCTATTGCATTATCCCAAGATACTTCTTCTGATACTGCTATTCTAATTCCTAGAGGTACTTCTATTAGAAGTAATACCGAGGGAGCTTATCAAAGAACCTTACTTACTCACCTTGGAACAACCGGAAACGGTGCTATTCAAATTGGTCAACAAGGTACTACCATAATTACAGACATTCTAATGTACCCAGGTAGTTCTGGACACATTAGATTTTTCCCAAGCGGAGCTGAAGATATTAGGTTTACTGACGCGGGTAAAGTAGGTATTGGTACTACTAATCCGGGAAGAAAATTAACTGTACAAGGCGGTACAGGCGACAATTTGCCTGCAAGATTTATTGGCGGCGCAAATACGACGCATGGATCTATTGAGTTTCAAGACCCTACTACAACAGCAGATTATAAAGTTCAAGTAGGCTCTAAGGGAGACAATCTATACTTTCAAGCAGGTGGCGCGGAAAAGGCGCGCATCACCTCTAGCGGTACTGTTCTGGTTGGTAAGACCTCCTCAGCTTCCGCAACTGTCGGTGCAGAGTTAAGGAATAATGGCGTACTAATTGGTACTACTTCTGGTATTCCTTCG